AGTGAAAACTACAAAACAGGAAAAGCAATAATAACTAGCTTATCTTCTAACTCACCAAGTAAAGAGAAAACAACTTATTCTGTATCTTTACAAGGTGTAGGAGCATTAACTAAAAACAAATAATAAAAAATAGGAGTGTTAATAAATGAAAGTACTAAAAATTAATAAAAAAGATATTGTTTTAAAATTTACTACTAAAGCTTTAATGAATCTAAATGCAAAAGGTATAACATTAACTTCATTATCGCAAGATATGGAACAATTAAATTTAATAAGTCTATATGAAGCATTTCACGAAGGTTTAAAGTTTGCAAATAAAGATATCACTTTAGACCAAGCTTATGAATTGATAGACCTATATTATGAAGAAGGTGGCGAAGTAGAAACTTTCTTTATGATGATACTTGAAGAATATGCTAACTCTATGGGTTTAGGAATGAAGTTCAAGGAGATTATAAAACAACAACAGAATTAATAACGGAACAAGAGTTTATTAACACTCTTTTTACAGAAGCTATTGGGTTTTATAACATGCCGATAGCTTCTTTTTTTATTTGTGAAGTTATTGAAGTTGTAAAGCTTCTTGAAAAGATGAAAGATAGGTTGAAGTTTGAACATGAATTACAATACATAGCTATATGTAATGCTATAGGTAAAAACTTTAGTAAAAATTATAAATACTTTGACGTATTTGAGAAAAAAGAAAGCAAGAAAAAAGAAGTGTCAGAAGAAGAAAAAGAAGAATTAAAATCTTACTTTAGTAATTGGTAAGGAGGTGCAATTAATGAGTACAACTAAAGAATTGAAGATTAAAATTAGTGCCGAAACTAAGGCTTTAAGGGATATGGAAAAGGAAGCTATTGCATTGTCTAAAAAGATAAATGAACTTAATAAAGCAATAGCTAATGGTGACGGAGATACAGAGCAGTTAAAGAATGAACTTAAACAAACTAAACAAGCTATGGCAGATTTAAAAGTTCAAACAAGTCAAACCAAAAGTAATTTAAAAGATTATAGTGAAACTACTAAAGAAGCTAGTGAAAATACTAAAAAAATGAAGGAGTTTACTACTAAAGTAGGCGAAGGGCTTCAAGATGTTGGTAAGAAAATGACTGCTATTGGTGTAGGCATTACTGCTAGTATAGGGGCAATAACTATGAAAGGTGCAGAATGGTCGGCACAGGTAGAAGGTCAAAAGTTCTTATATAATAACTTAGATAAAGCCGTACAAAAATCCATAGATAGCAATTCTAAAAATGCACAAGCTATTGGGCTTACTGCTCAACAATATAAAAACGGTGCTACTGATATATCTACATATTATAAAAACATGGGATTAACGGCAGAAGCTACGGCAGATTTAAGTGGTAAAACTATGGACTTAGTTGCAGACTTAGGTGCAGTAAAAGACGTTCCTTTTGATGAAGCTTTGGCAGACTTTAAAAGCGCTTTAATGGGTAACTATGAAGCCGTAGATAAATATGGACTTTCTTTAAGTGCTTCAACTTTAGAAAGTAGTGAATTTGTAAAGGCTCTAGGGAAAAAGTGGAACCAACTATCAGACAATGAAAAAATGATGGCTACTTATAATGAAATGGTTAGACAAGGTGCTTCGGCACAAGGTTTAGCAAAGCAGGAAGCCGAAAGTTTTGGAATGAAGTTTAAATTATTAAAGCAACAAATATCTGAAACAGTAGGAGAAATAGGAACTAATTTATTGCCTGTATTAGAGCCTTTAATCCAAGATATTTCAAAAGCCGTAGGTAAAGTTAGTGAATGGGTTAAAGAAAATCCTGAACTTACAAGGACTTTATTAGAAATTGCAGGGGCAATAGGTATATTTTTATCTGTTGCAGGTCCAATAGTTTCGCTTGTAGGAGGAATGGCACTAGCTATGACTGCATTTAATGTTGCTTCACTTCCTGTAACAGGAACTATTGCTTTAGTTGTAGGTGCAATAACTGCTTTAATATTGATAGGTGTAGCACTTATAGCTAATTGGGAAGATGTGAAAAAAGCTTGTAAAAACTTTATTAAAACATTTACAGATAACTTTAATAAACTAAAAAGCGACCTAAGTGGTGTTATGAATAGTATAATACAAAGCTTTAACAATATGAAAAATAGAGCAGGAGAAGCCCTTAGTAACCTTTGGAAAACAGGTAAGGATAATTTTATAAGATTAAAAAACGACTTAACAAGTGCTATTAGTAGTGCTAAGGATAGTGTAGTAAGTAAAGCTAATGAAATGAAAAATAGTGCAGGAAATGCAATCAGTGGCTTTATACAAACAGGTATTAATAATTTTAACAAATTAAAAAGTGATATATCTAATATTATGAGCAATATAAAAAGCACTATTAGTAATGTTTGGAGTAATATTACAGGTATATTTAGCAGAGTGTTAAAGCCTAATATTAAAATGCCTAAAATTAGTATAAGTGGTAAATTTAGCTTAAATCCTCCAAGTGTACCTAAGTTCGGTATAAGTTGGTATTCTAAAGGGGCAATATTTAAAAGACCTACTGTTTTAGGTGGTATGGGTGTAGGAGATAAACACAATGGAATAGGCTCTAATGCAGAAGCTATTTTACCAATAAACCAATTACCTAAGTTATTAGGGCTAGATAAGCTTCAAAATAATAATGGAATTGCACTTAATATAGAAAACTTTAACAACAACACAGATAAAGATATTGAATATTTAGCGAATGAACTAGCTTTCTATTTAAGTAGGAAGAAAATAGGTTTAGGAGGTGCTTTCTAGTGGAATTTACTTTTAATAATGCTAATAGCAGAGATTTTAATATAAAAATAAAAAAATCTAATCACTTATCTATACCTAAAAAGAAGTTTGAATTTATAGAAGTACAAGGGAGAACAGATAATCTTATAATTGATGAAGGTTGCAGGGAAATGCTAGATCTAGAAATAGAAGCTTTTATAGACTGCAGAGATTTAGATAGTAAAACTTATGCTTTAAGGCTTGATAATTGGTTAAATAATACTAAAGGCTATACTGATTTAGTATTTGATGATAACACAACTTTAAAAGCTATATTTGTAGGGCAAATTGATTTTAATGAGATAGTAAAAAACTTTAATGAAATACTTTTACAATTTAAAGCTTATAGGGAGAGTGATTTATAGTGTTAGCTTTATATAATAAAGACTTTAAAACTAGATATGGTACTATAAATTCAGTAATAGAAGCTTTTGTAGAAGAAGAAAGAAACGGACTATTTGAGTTAAGCTTTATAATGCTTAATACAGATAGTCTTTTTCAATACATAAAAGAAGATAATATAGTTGTTGCAAATGCTAACAATACTTTACTTAATCAAAAGTTTAGAATTTATATGACTAGGAAGTTAATGAATAATAGGGTAGAAGTCTTTGCTAGGCATATATCTTTTGACTTAATGTATGACTATGTAGATAATATTTCTTTTGAAAATCAGTCCTGTGAATATGGTTTAAATCAATTATTTAGAAATTCTCAATTTTCAAGTCATTATAAAGGTTATTCTAATATTATAAATGCTCAAAATTATAGTATGAGTATGGTTAATATATTAGAAGCTATTGGAGGGAAAGAAGGGTCATTACTTGATACTTTTGGCACAGGTGCAGAACTTTTAAGAGATAATGAAAATATTCATATACTAAACAAAAGGGGTCACGATAATTCGGTAAGTATTGAGTATAAGAAAAACCTTACAGGATTTGAACTTGAAGAAGATACAACAGAATTAATAACTAGAATATTACCTTATGCAAAATATACACCTAAAGATAGTGAAGGAAATTCGCTAGAAGAAACTACTATTAAGGGTAATTTTGTAGATAGTCCATTATTAGCTAACTATTCACACCCTTTTGTAAAAGCTATTGATTATACAGATAAATTTGAAGAAGGGGAAGAAGTTACAAGTAGTAAACTAGCTTCTTTTGCTCAAAATGAATATAAATTTAATAATGTTGATAAGCCTAAACAAAATTTTAAAATAGAGTTTATGCCTTTATCTAAATGTATAGGTTATGAAGGGTTAGAAGATAATATAAGCCTTTGTGATACTGTAACTATAAAAGATACTAGATACAATATAAATACACAGGCTAAAGTAATTAAGACAACTTTTAATGTTCTTAAAAATAGATTTGAAAGTATGGAACTAGGAGAGCCTAAGACTTCTCTAGGAGATATTATAGGAAATAATGATAGTACTAAAGGAGAAAAAGGGGATAAAGGAGATAAAGGAGATAAGGGAGAGGACGGAAGTATAGGAGATTTCCCTAATAGCTTACCTTCTGTACCTGTTGTTACTGCTAAAGTGTATGGATTTGCAAATATTGAAATTAGTTGGACTTTTGAAAGTAAAGTATATTATCAGTATGAAGTTTATGCTAGTAAAGAAGCGAATTTTACTCCTAATACATTTAATTTAGTGCATAAGGGGCAAACTTCAACTTATATGCACCAAGCTAAACCGAATGAAACTTGGTATTTTAAAGTCTGTGCAATAAATAGTCATAATAATAGAACTAGCTTTGGAAGTTCTTATGTTTCTACTACTAAGGTTGATGATTTATCTAATTATGTAGGCGAAATGGCTATTGATGAAGCCCTTATAGGAACTCTAAGCCTTGATAGAGGTTGGGTTGGTACTTTAAAAGGTAATTATATAGATGCTAGGCAATTAAGTGTAACCAATGGAAATGGAGTAAGAACTTTAGATATTGATAGTAATGGAAATGTGAGTTTAAATGTTAATAGTCTTAGTATTAATAGTAGTAATGTAGCTACTAAATCAGAGGTTACACAAACTGTAAATAATAGTATAAGCAATATTGAAATAGGTGGAAGAAATTTACTTATAAACAGTAATGTCGGAACAAGTACTATTAATTATATGACAAAAGAATATCTTTTGGGAAATGTTAAGCCTATCGAAAATGAAATATATACAATGACAATAAAAGGAAAATTAGGAGAAGGTAGAACACACTTTGGAATATATAACAGTGGAGGAACTGTTCCGATAGGTACACTAAAGTCTATAGGAAACGACCTACACCAATGGACAGGTGCTTGGAAAATTTCTAATGGCTCTATTACTTCTCTTAATAGGAGTGTTTATATATATCAATTCCCTAACACAGTCACAAGTAAGACGACAATCGAATGGGTTAAGCTAGAAAAAGGCAATAAAGCAACAGATTGGACACCTGCAACAGAAGATGTAGATAGTAGCATATCTAATGTTCAGAATAATGTTAATACTTTAGATAATAAACTTACTAATAATTATAGTACTACTACTCAAATGAACTCTGCTGTTAACTTAAAAGCTAATGAAATAACAAGTAGTGTGAGTGCTACCTATACAACTAAAAGCGAATTTAATAGCTTAAGTATAGGAGGAACAAATATTTTTACAGGTGGGGAAAATGTAAGAAGTACTAATAGATTTATTGAATATAAAACAAGTACTTATTTATCAGATTATATAGACCAAAGAATAACAATTTCTTTTGACTGTAAACTTAATGACGGTGGGATATCTAGAGAATTAAGGGCATATCCTTATCAGTCAAATGGCATAAGCATAAATAATTCATACTATTTTACACCGACAACAGAATGGAAAAGATATTATTTTAGTGCAACAGTAAAAGATTGGGGTATTATTGATGAAACTTATACAACAGGTGGAATAGCTTTTTATGATTATACAGGAAATAACAATTACTCAGTAAGAAGATTTAAAATAGAGTTAGGTAACAAGGCTACTGATTGGTCGCCTTCAATAGAAGATACTGATAATAAGCTTTTACAATATGAACAAAGTATAAATGCTAATATAGATAATGCCGTACAACAAGGAACAACAGAACTATTAACAACTGTTGAAGGGTTATATGCTAAAAAAGATACTTTTGAAAGTTTCCAAAGTACAGTAAGTTCAAGGCTAGACCAAACAAGTAAAGATATACAAATGACTTTTTCAGAAGCTATTACGGCTACTAATGTAGTAAATAACAACTTAGAAACCTATAAAGCAGAAGTGGCAACTAATATCAGATTTGATACTAATGGAATAGAGTTGGGTAAAACTAATAGTCCATTTAAATCAAAATTAACCAATACGAAACTAGCCTTTACACAAAATGATAATGAGGTTGCTTATATATCTAATAATAAAATGTATATCACAGAAGCACAAATAGTTGACAACATGATGATAGGGAAATTTATTTGGGATATAGGGGCAAATGGTAATTTGACTTTGAAATGGAGTGAGTAAAATGGAAGATATTAAAGATATAAATTTAGATAATATAAATACTAGAGCAACAAGTGGAAGCTATTCTTATTCATTTGGTACTAATGGTGGATATAGTATTGTGCTTGAATGGAAAAGAAATTCAGTAGATATAACAAATAATAAATCTAATGTAACTGTTACGGCATACCTTCAAAGTAATGGCTCATATTATACAATAATATCAAGTGCAACAAAAAACGGTACTATGACTATAAATGGTACATCTTATAGCTTTACATTTAGCGCTTCTTTAAATGCTAGTCAAAAGAAACAAATATATTCAAAGACGGTAGATATTTACCATAATTCAGACGGTACAAAGTCTTTCAGTATGTCAGTCAATGCAGGTATAGCCGTAACTCTTAGTGGTAATTATATAGCAAGTGTTAGCACAAGTGGAACAGGTACTTTAGATACAATTCCAAGGGCTTCAAGTTTTACACTAAGTACAACAAGTGCAACTTTAGGAAGTACTTCTGTAACTGTTAATATTTCTAGGGCTTCAACGGCTTTTACTCATAAAGTTTACGTAGTCTTTGGAAGTAATACTACAACTTATGCAACAGGTGCAACAACTTCGGTAGCTTTTACACCTGCTATTTCTTTAGCTTCTATAATACCAAATGCTACAAGTGGTACGGCTACTGTATATGTTCAAACTTTAAATGGAAGTACCGTAATAGGTACGGCTTCTAAAACTATAACATATACTGTTCCTTCTAGTGTTGTACCTACTTTAAGCAGTCTTAGTGCAACTGTTGTTGCAAGTGGCGCACCTACAAGCTTTGGATATGTTCAAGGAAAATCAAAGTGTACTTTGACTGCGAATGGCGCAAGTGGAAGCTATGGCTCAACAATTAAGTCTTATAGAATAACAGGTAATGGAAGTACATTCACTTCATCAAGTGGTACAACAGGAGTATTAGGAACGGCAGGAACATTCACTTATACGGCTACTGTAACAGATAGTAGAGGTAGAACAAGTACTGCTAAAACAGTATCTATTACAGTACAGGCATATTCTGTTCCTAAAATAACAACTTTTACTGCTTATAGATGTGATGTTAATGGTAATGCACAAAATAATGGAACTTATGTTAAAATTACTTACAATGCTACTGTTACGGCATTGAATAATAAAAATACGGTAGCACATACAGTTTTTGCTCATTTAGGCAGTACCCAAACAGGCTCTGTTAGTTTAGGGAATACTTATACTGTTAATAGTACTAAAATTCTTAGTGGATATGATACTTCAAAAGCATATGTAGTTAAACTTACTTCGGCAGATTATTTTACATCAACTAGCAAATCAGTAGTAATACCAACTGCCTTTGTAACAATGGACTTTAGGCAAGGTGGAAAAGGTGTTGGAATAGGAAAAGTTTGTGAAGGGGAAAGATTTGAAGTTGGTATGCCAACATATCTCACTAAAGACATAATAATGGGGGTATATGGAGAAGATACTTACAGATATATCCAAATGAATAGAAAAATAAATAACATACAAGGGGCGCTTTATTATGGTGCAGGGATATTTGCAAGTAGACCTTGTGCAACAATTACTGTTCAACATGAAAATAATGGAGTATTTAGTAGTTCGTCTTATATTTGCGACTTTTATGCTTTTGCGCCTAGTACGAATGGAACATTGGATTTAGGGGCTAGTGGTAATAGGTGGAGAACTGTTTATTCAATAAATGCTCTTAATACTTCTGATGAAAAATACAAAGAAAATATTGAGTATCTAGACATTAATTCTGATACTAAAAACATTTCAAATAATATAAGTCAAGAAGATATATATAAGTTTTATAAAGATATTTTTAAGCTATCTAAGTATAACTATAAAGAGCAGGATCATAAAGAATATGGGTTTATTGCACAGGACTTATCAGAAGATAATGTAGGAAAAACTATTGTAATTGATAATGAAGAAGGGTATATGTATTCGGTAGGAAGTTATATATCTACTGTTGCAGGTGCTTTACAATATGAAATAAATTTAAGAGATAAACAGATAAAAGAATTAACTGATAGATTAGAGAAATTAGAGAAGCTTTTATTAAGTAAAGAATAATATTAGGCTAGGGTATTCCCTAGTCTTTTATTTATATTAGGGGGATAAAATATGGAACAAATGATTACAAGTTTAGGCTTTCCTATTGCTTGTTGCTTGGCTTTAGCTTATTACGTTAAATATCAGAATGAGCAAATAAGGGAAGATAGTAAAGAGGATAAAGAATTGTTACTTAATGAACTTCAATATTCAAGAGAAGTAAATGCAAAATTATTAGCTTCTAATGAATTATTAGCTAAAGAAATATCTGCTAAATTAGACCAATTATTAGAAAAGGTAGGGGAGTAATTATGAAAATATTAATATGTGCAGGGCATACAACTAAAGGTAAAGGAACAGGGGCAACAGGTTATATAAATGAGAGCCAAGAAAATAGAAGCCTTTCAAATATAGTGGTTAAATATTTAAAACTTGCAGGGCATACAGTAGATTATTATGAAATAAATGAAGCTAGTGACTATTTACAAAAGCAAGTAGCAAAGGCTAACTCTAAAGATTATGATTTAGTTGTTCAAATACATTTTAATGCTCATAAAAATACTGCTAATGAAATGGGAACAGAAACTTTATACCTAAGTGAAAGTGGTAAAGTATGGGCAGAAAAAATAAACAATAAATTATCTAGTGTATTTAAAAATAGGGGAGTTAAAAAAAGGACTGATTTATATTGGTTAAATAATACTAAGCCTATTGCCGTTCTAATAGAAACTTGCTTTGTAGATAGCAAAGCAGATACAGATAAATATTTAGCTAATAAAGATAAAGTAGGTAAACTAATTGCAGAAGCTATTCATAGAAGGGAAATAGAAGAAGCTAAAGAAAGTGAAATTTTTTATAGAGTAATAGCAGGATCTTTTTCAAAAAAAGAAAATGCAGAGCAACAACTAAAATTGTTAAATAGTAAGGGGATAAAAGGAGGTTTTCTAGATATTTATAAAAAATAATATCTATGATAAAATATGTATATAAAAACTTGTGTAATTTATTTATATATATTGTATATTATCAACAAAATTTCTTTTCTACCTTTTAATGAAATCTTTCCCAATTTGATTTAAAAGGTTAATCAAGTTGTAGATGTAAAATTCAACAGTATACCTTATATTCGTTCGTATGAGGTGCAGGGGCTAAACTTGCATAAGAGTAGTTTAAAGGGGTTTATTCTACTCTTTTTTTATGTAAAAAAATAAGCACCTAGAAATATTTCTAAATGCTTACCTTTTGTCCTGTTATTATATATATATATTAAAAATAAAAAAGAGGTTTTAGAGGAAACAATTCCTGCTATAAATTAAATGATAGCTAAAAAAAACATAGAAACTACCTTTTGTAAATAAATAATAAATAATAAATAATGAGTAATATATATTTTTTATATAGTACTATTTAATTATATCATAATATTATTAAAAATAATAAAATCTTACTACTTTAAAGCTATTTTATTGAATAGTATAGGTATTTATATTAAAACAAATAAAAAAGCCCTTAGAAGTTAATCTAGGGGCTATTTTTTTAATATTGATTATAAAAATCAAATTCGGCAACTCTTTTTTCTATTTCTCTGTTTATTTCTTCTATTGCCTTATCTATATAATTTTGAATATCTTTATTTTCTTCATCATTTATTAAACCATTTAAAAACATTGACTTAGAGATTTTTCTTAAAGTTAGTATAGAGCCAAGACTTATACCTTTAAAATATAATCTAGTTTCTGTATTACTTTCTATTGTAAATTTAAAGTAATTCTCTAACTGCAAATCAATTTCAAATTTTAAATTTTTTATAAATTTATTATTCATATTATTAAACCTTCTTTCTTGAATTTAGTATAAATTATATTATATTCAATTATATTGCGAATATGCAACAATTATTTAAAAGTTATTAAGTTTTTTATTCACATATTAACAGGTAATTTTTAGAGGGTGCTTATTTCTACTAGGTGCTTGTAAAATTTTAACATTGGTAAAAATATTAGAATTACTGTGATGTAAAATTTCTTTACACGACAATAATATATTAAAATTTACCGTACCCCCTTTTTAGGGTATCGGCTTAATAAAACCTGTGAAACCATTGAAAAATCAATATTTAATGCTTTTTATTTAATTTTTTTACCGTACCCCCTTTTTGGGTATACCGTTAAAGGGTGTACCGTTAATCGGTATACCGTTAATAGGGGGTATATAATAAGACTTTACTAATAAGACTTTACTAATAAGACTTTATTTATATATATAGAGCAAATAAAAAAATAAAAAAAATAGTTTTAAAAATAAAAATAATAGTATATACTTATATTAAGTAATAATTATTAAGGAGGATAAATATGAGCATAAACTTTGATTTAGCTATGAAAAATAATTTAAATACAGAGGATTTAATTCTTATAAGTTATATAGATTTAAAACTTAGTGAAATGAATTCTAGTAAAGGTGTTATAAACTACAATGATATATTAAAAGATTTACCAATAATATTTAATTCTAGGTCAGAGCAGGTAAATGTGAAAAAACTTAGAAAGATGTTATCAAATGAAAACATTAAAAAATTTGTAACTAGAGAAATAAAGCAATTAGGTAAAGCAAAAGGTGCAATAACAATATTTTATATTAATAGAGAAAATGTTGATATGTTAAGAGTAAAAGGTATAGTTAATTAGATAAAAGGAGGTAATTTATGAAAAATAACGGAATTATAAAAATAAGCAGAAATGAAGATTTTACAATGTGTCAAAACGATATAATTAGACACGTTGGGGAAGGTATGAGTGCTAAGGCTTTAGGTGTTTATATGGTAATAAAATATTATATAAGTATACCTAATTTTGTCATACACAAAGACCACATACAAAGGGTTAGTGGAGAAGGCAAGAAAGCTTTTGAAACAGTTTGGAAAGAATTAAAAGAATTAGGATATATAAAGCAAGAAAGAAAAAGAACTTCTGAAGGTAAGTGGGCTTATGAATATACTTTATTTACAAGTAAGGAAGAAGTTATAGAAAACAAAAAAGCTTCATCTACGGCAATAGACGAAGCCCCTCAATCAAGTACGAGTATAAACAATTTATCTAATAAGAGTATACCACAAAAAGATAAAAAAGATACTAAAAAAATAAAAAAAGTTAGTGAAATTTTACAAGCAATAAAAGATAGTTGTGTAAGTATTAGGGAAGAGCATTTAAAAGAGTGTGAAGAATTGTTTACTGATATAGATAGATTAAAATTAGCTTTAGAAATATGCGAAAATAATAATAGTAATGGAATAAAGGCTTTAAAGTTAGCTTATAAGAAAGCTTATACTCAAAATAATAATAGTAATGATAATTTTACAAATAACTTTTCTAAAGGTGCAGGAAGTGGGGTAAATAATAACTTTGCTAAATATGGAAATGATTTAGAAGCAATGCTACAAAAGAGCCAAGAAGGTAAATTTAAGGATATGGAACAAGGTATAAGTCAATTTAATCCTAATTTTAAGCTTTAATATATAAAGCAAAAGGACTTCTAGTTCAACACCTAGAAGCCCTTTGAAATAAAAGAATTTAAGCTTTCAGTCCTTTAGTAACTTATTAAAAGCCCTAAAGATAATAACAACTTGTTTAGATTTACTATTTAAATATATCATAAATATATACGTATGTATGCAGGTAATTTATGGAAAAATAAAAAGCTTCTAGCAAATAAACTAGAAACTTTTTAAATTAATAAATTTAATAAGAATAAAAATAAAATAAATATATTGAATTTGTAACTAATATTTTATCATAATATATGTGTAATTTATCAGTAAATTTATGAAAAATAAAAAACTCCTAGCAAACTACTAGAAGCCTTTTATTTCAAAAATCGAGAATTTAAATAAAGAAATCTAAACGTATTATAGCATTAAAAAATATATAAATCTAGTTTTAAAATTATAGGGGGTATTTATGAATGTATTAAGCTTATTTGACGGTATGAGTTGTGGGCAAATAGCTTTTGATAAATTAGGAATAAAATTTGACGGAGTAAAAAACAAATATTATGCTGCAGAAATAAAGAAAAGTGGAATAAAGGTAACCAAATATAACTATCCTAATACTATTCATATAGGAGATGTGACTAAGATTAGTTATAAAGAAGGAATTTTATATACTGAAAACGGAGAGCATGAAGTAGGAGAAATAGACTATTTAATAGGTGGAAGCCCTTGTCAAGATTTTAGTCTAGGGAAAGTGCGATATATTAAAGAAAATAAATATGGATTAAAAGGAGATAAATCTAAATTATTTTATGAGTATTTAAGACTGTTAAAAGAAATTAATCCTAAATATTTTTTGCTTGAAAATGTTAAAATGAAGCAAGAAAGTAAAAATCAATTAGATAGTTATTTAGGTGTAGAGGGAGTATATATAAACTCAATAGATTTTAGTTTCCAAAATAGACCAAGATTTTATTGGACTAATATAGATATATCGCCTTATGAAAATAAAAATATAAGTTTCCAAGATTATAAAGATATTAATGAAGAATATTGCGATAAGTTTAAAGTAAAACCAACACCAAGTAGGATAAGAATGTGGAACAATGGTAATGGGAGGGCAAAAGGATATGGGTGTGCAAATGTAACATATTCAGATAAAGTATTCTGTTTAACTAGAAAGCAAGATAGGAATTATAATAGCGGATTAGTACAACATAAAGACTTTTGTAGATATTTAACACAAAGAGAATTAGAAGCTGCTCAAACTGTTCCAAGAGGGTATACTGATATATTATCATATAGTCAAGCACAAGATGTTTTAGGTGACGGTTGGACTGTTGATGTTATAAAACATATATTAAAAAGTAGTTTTGTTAAAACAGAAGAAGCAATTAAAATAGAAAAAGTAAAACTAGGGAAATGTGAAGTAGAACAAATGAAATTTTGTATATAGGGCTAAATTTTTTAGCTCTATTGTTGCATAAATTAATCACTTATCGCATATTTTAGACATATAATAAAATATACAGATTAAAGGGGGATTAATTATGAAAATATATACTTTAGAAAGTAAAAATGAGGTTTTAAGCATACTTACTCATAAGGACAATATAAGTTATAGGGACTTTAAAAGAATGTGCTTAGAAGCTAATAATGAAGCAGAGAACGACTATTATATTTTAAAAGATATGTTAATTAATGATTATGGATTTGAGTTAGTAGAAGCAACAGGTGGTTTTGAAGTTACTAAAAGAAAAGGAAGTTTTTAGCTATGAGATATTATTTTTTAATAGATAGCAGGAAGTGTCCAAAATGCTTTAGTAATGAAGTAAGCTTTGATAATTGGAATGAGGTATGGTTTTGTCAAGAATGTTGGTATGAGTGGAAGGAAAAATAGACATAAAAAAAGTGGGTTACCAAGCCCACAGTTTTTATCTGCATTGATATTAAATTCAATATAGAAGAATATAGTTTAAATACTTTTATTAATTAATCTTTGAAAAGCGCTTTTATTAACACTTTATATACAAATAATTATGTAAATGGGTATTAAATAATAATGAAAAAATTAATAACTAAGGTTATTATATCACGAAAAATAAACTTCTAATAAAATCTGATTTTGGAGGACTTTGTTATGCTAGAACTTGCATATATAGGAATTAAAACTATTATGTGTTTTAGCTTAGTAAGTCTAGGATATTATGGGGCTAAAAACATAATAACCAAAGAAGAAGAAATTATTAATACTGAAAATATTTTAAAATATGAATATTTTCCTGTTGAAAAAGTTAATACTGATAAAATAAAAAATATAATTAAGTATACTTTTATAGAAGGGGATAAAATGGGAATAAGAGCCTGCATAGGATATAATATGGAAGAAGAATTACAAGTAATAGATATATTAGACGGTCATATAGTTGTAGGTGGTGCTAGTAGGTGGGGAAAAAGTAATTTTTTAAATGTATTTATAACAAATATAATAAAAACTTATACACCTAATGAAGTACAGTTTGCAGGGTGCGACTTTAAAAAGTCAGATGTATATTACTTTAGGAGATATAAACATTTTGAAAATGCAGGTATTAGCACAGATAAAAAAAGTTTTTTAAGCCAAATAAATGCCCTAGAAAAAGAAATGGAAAGAAGGGCAGATATACTAGATAAAACTAATTGTAGAAATGCTATAAGCTACAATAAAAAGTATGATACAAAAATAACTTATATAATATTTGTTGTTGATGAACTTATACAAGTAACCATTGATGCAGAGTGTAGGAACAAGCTTCATCATATAATGAGCAGATGTGCTAGTTATGGAATTTATTTTATATTGGCTTCGCAGGATCTAACTAAAGATACAATAGGTAGATGTAAAATGAATTGTAGCCAAATAATTGGTTTTCATACATTCGATAAAACAGATAGTGAAACACTAATTGGTAAAGGTATAGATTTACAGGATATAACAGTAAAAGGTAGATGTAAAATTAAAAATAGTGACGGTATAAATGAAGTTCAAACTTTTTATATATCAGAAGAAGAAATAGAAGCTACTTTAAAGCCTTTTGAAATAGCTAAAGAATAAATACCTTTGGAGGTGGTTTAGTTGGCTTATGTATACCGTTTTTTAGATGTAAACAATAGCATTATATATGTGGGAAAAACTGCCCAAACTTTAGATAAAAGGATTATGCAACACTTTACGGTGGGGCATTTACCTAAAGAGTGTTATAAAAGCATAGCTAGAATAGAATATCAAAAATATAAAACTGAAAGTGATAGTTTAGTAATGGAAACTTATTATATAACAAAGTATAATCCAAAATATAATACACTACAAAAGAGCAGAGATTTTCCAACTCTAGAACTAGATAATGAAGAATGGAGAACTTATAAGGTATATAAATCAATTAAGCCACCTGTTAAAATTAAGTGGGGCTTTATTCAGATAGCTTTTTTAATTTATTTTTTATATATAGTGATTAATTTTATTGCAAATATGCAACAATAGTATTATAATTAAACTATAATAATTAAACAAAGGGAGAAGCTAAAAATGAATTATAATAAATTAGAGGAAGCAAGAAAAGATAAAGGGCTTACAGTAAGTGAAGTTTGTAGGAAATTAGATATAAATAGAAGTACTTGGTATCGTTGGATAGGTGGAGAGCATAATCCTCCAATAGATAAGATATTAAAAGCCTGTATGTTAATAGGTGTAGATATAAATGAATTGATGAACTAAGGGAAGATAAAAAATTCCCTTTTTTCTGAATAAAAGTGTTGCAAATGTGCAATAATAGTATTATAATTAAAGTATAAACAAATAAAAGGAGATATAAAAATGGTAAAAGTTAAAAAAGAGTGTGAAGGAAAATATATAGCTTTTAATGATGAAACAGGTGCTTGTGTGGATATAATAGAAATATACCAATACAATCAATGTGGAGAATGTAAGCTTAGATATAAAATAGATTATCAAGGGAATACAAAAATAATATTACCTACATTAGTAGAAGCGAGAAGTTATGCTAGAAAATTAATTAGGTAATTGCGAAAAAAATAAAAAATTTTAAAAAAAGTGTTGCAAATATGCAACAATAAGTATATAATTAAAGTATAATAATTAATAAATAAAGGAGAGATAAAAAAATGAAAAACGTTAAAATAGGAGAACAAATAAAAATAATACCAAAACACTTAACAGAAGCTACAATGGCTAGAGTAGAAGGCTTCAAAACTTTAAAAAGTGGAAAGGAATTAATAATAATAACAACTGAAAACGGAAATAAATTCCCAATAACTAAAAACGAGATAGTAAATACTCAAATAAAAGTTACAGGGAAAATAGAAGAATGTAAGCAAGAAAGCTTTGATTTCTTCGGAGATAGAGAAGCTAGAGTATTAGCTTTCTACCCTACATTATCAACTAAAAATGGAAGCTTAGAGGACTTAGAAAATATATTTAACTCAATAGCTAAGTATATGGAAGAAGAACTTGATGTAGAGTTTGCTAGATGTCCATATGACGAAGAACTTAATGGAGTTGTAAAATATGGGGATAGCTTCCACATAGAATACGTTCATGGAGATATGAAATCACTTAAAAAAGAAGTTATGACAGTATGGAAGGAAGCTAAAAAAATATTCTGTTAAAATTTAATAAAAGTGTTGCAAATTTGCAACACTTGCATTATAATTAACTTATAATAAATAAATAAAAAAGAAAAGGGGCAAATAAATATGAAATATTTTAATAACTGTAAAACAATAGAAGAATTAAAAAAGGAATATAAAAAGTTAGCTTTTGCTAACCACCCAGACCGTAACG